TTTCGTTTAAATAATTCACTGCAACCTTGGGTAAGGAAAAATTTTCATTATTTGGAAAAATTTGTGAGTATTCTAAATAAAATCTTGATTGGGAGCAATAGCACTCTATTCGGGGATTTGAGGTAATTTAGGTGAAAATCGTTGCGTGAATTCTAAATATTCATCACGTAATTTAGGGTCAAAATTCATCTGTCTATATTTAATTGCCGTTGTATCAAATCCAGTTGTGGCTCGTTTCATATATTTACGAGTAAAAATTTCAGGGACGTATTTTTGTCCATTAAAAACCAATCCGCGGAGCCACTGACTTATTGGTTTCTTGGTTTTGACTGTTGTAGTAGTTATTGATTTTGTTGTTGTAGAAGTTTGCTCAGCTTGTAGCTCTGCATTAATAACATCTCCTAATTCATCAACATTAATTGGATCTAAGGATCTACGTTTTCTTAAAGGAGGGTTCTCTGCTGTTGCAAATTGCATAGGTAAAGAAGGTAAAAGTAGACCAAACATCATATCATCACCAGATGCTTCAAACATAATATATTCTATACCTTCTATTCTTTTAGCTGTAGATTTTTGAGCATCACCAATGATATAATCCACAAAATTTTGTCCTATAGGATCAGTTTCAGATGCTAAGCTTGTATATTTATAAAATAATTCATTAATTTGATAAGGAGGGAAATTAATATATACACTAGTGGTATCATTCATATTATGTTTAGGTCGTACAGAATTGTGCATACATTGAAATAATGAACTATATGGAATAGTAAAATCAATTGGTATTTCTTGATCGCATGTCGCAAACATCAAACTACTAGAAAAATTAGTTATTTCTGGAAAAGCACGCCATGCAAAGGGTTGAACAGCTGATGTAAAAGCAGTTGCTTGAGAAACAGGAGCATCTATAAATGTCTCATTTTCAATATTAGCTTCATGTCGATTCAACACAACAGATACAGTCGAACCTGTTGCTGTAGAACCAACACCAGAGGTTGGGGTAGTTTCTATGTAGGGATGGCGGAAAAAACGGGTATTCTTATTTACATTAGCTAATAACAAATATCTAACACTACCTCGATTAAATGCGTACATTGCTAAAATACGACGAAAATAATTTGCTCTTAAACACATATTACCATGAGATAAGTAAGTGTTACCTGAATTTACAAATGAACTAGTAGACATATAAAAATCATACGTCTGAAAAGGTGAAACTTTAATTGATGCATATTCAGTGTTATAATAAGATTTAACATATAAACCGTCCTCATTTGGATTAACCCACACTCTTGTCAACATGTTACTAAGTTGTCTAACAGATGTAATTAGTAAGTTGGTATTCAAATCAGTTAAAACAAAGCCTTGACCATCACCAGCTATTGGTTTATATGTCTCATTCATTAATTCCTTATAACTATTTGCTATCTGAGCATATGCAACTTGAGGTCTACCAGTATCTACTATATTAGCAAAAGAGGGTGAAGCCATCTGAAAATCCGTTCCACAGGAGGCATAAACTTCAAAATTAAGTGGAGATACAGTAGCATTACCACCGTTTAACAAAGACTCAACATACATAGAAACACAACCATTTGCCCATCCACCACCTGAACCACTAAATGCCCAAGTTAATCGAGGTCCTGTACAAGCTAACCAATTTGTATCTGCTAAAAATGGAATTAATATATTATAATCTTCACCAGCTGTTACATCTACAATTACAGAGTACGGTTCAGCAAAAACTGTTGTATTTTCTAACGCAGTATTTACCTGACAAGGGTCCCACACAATACGAACCCGACATCGATGGAAACATGAAGCTACAAAAGAAAAACTTAAACGTATACTACCTCTCCATAAATTACACATAGTTAATAAATTAGTAATAGGGGCTGGGTAATATGTAGTAGCTTGTCCTCCTGTATCTGACAACGAATATGTATGTAAAGTATTATCTAAAACAAAGTTACAAGGGGAAACCCACCACTTAAATACAGTATGTCCTATAGCATCAGTATTAGCAATAGTACCTAAATAAATCAAAAAAGGTCTTTGGGATATATGTAAAATTGACATATCTTCTTCTGTTCCATGAACCACGCCAGGGTCTTTACACATAGCATGATCATCAACAGGTCCTAAAACTACAGATTGACTCAAATCATCTGACTTACATAATCTAGGATTAGCACGGGTAATTTTAGTAATTGGTTTAACATCAACAGGAACACTATAACCCATGTATTTAAACAAATCTGCTGCACTTTTTGTCGAACTAGAAACTGCTTGTGCAACACTTCCAACAGCAGGGATTGATCTAAAAGGGGAAATAACTTTACTAATTTTAGTTAAAGTATCAGAAATAGTAATATCTTTAGTACTCTTTTCAATTTGCTCTTTATCTGTATACATTTGTGCGACAGGAATAGAACGGGTTGCACCACAAATTCGGGGATTTAATATGCGAGCATACACATTAACAGTACAAGTATCAGGAGAACCGGCAAAAGCCAATAGAGGAGATGAAACATAAATACAAATTTGGAATAAATTACGAGTGTTCTCAGTGTCTGCCACCGTCAAATCCATTCGGGGAAAAATAGTGCGATATGGAACAATAAACTTTACACTAGAGTTTTGATCTGCATCTATACGATACCATTCACCACCTGTGCATGTTTGGAATTTACGATAATTATCATTTAATATTGTAGGTAAGGGAAAAACTGCAATAATTAATCTTCCATAACAAGTAGACGTACCAACTACACTAACAGTTATTTCAAAATCAGGTGACATATAATTTGCACTCTGTAAACGTTTTAAAATAATACTATTAAGATTAAAATAAGCATAAGGAAAATTAATTTGACCATTAGTCAAAGGATAACCAACACTATTAGAACTAGTCCATGTAAGGGATTCAATTAACTGGGGTCGTGCTAAATATTCCTCTAAACCAAACATAGGGGTAGTAATTGTTGGAATGTAACTATTACCTTGTAATTTAGATTCACTAACTACATTCTCACCTTCATGAGTTATTGTCTCCATCTGAGCTATTGGAACTGTTTCTTCAACCTCTGTAATTAGTTTATCTAAAATTCTTTTAAAACATCGATATAACATTAATTCTTGTGTTGTAGACAAACCTAGTGTGGAAACAATTTCAGTGCGTGCAAGGTGTATAATATTTGCACAACCTTCAATTAAACGACCACAACACATATCACATCTTCTTCTTATTATTTCTTGTTCTTGTTCAGTAAGTTGCATAGAAACTATAAATACGATGTCGGGACTAGTTAATCAACGACAAAGAAAGTTTAGTAATGTCTTCACACCAATGCACTATAAGCACAACAAATAATTTATAACTTTTAAATTAGATTAAATGCTGAGTAACCATATAGTGTTTAAATGGAAAATGGAATGTTAAACTTGGGATAGTGATGAATTATTATAATATCAATTTGAATTTTCATTGCACTGCAGTATAAGTTCTTCTATTTTTACTAAGCGCTCTGAATCAAATGGTGGTATTTGTAAAAATTTATCTGTCAAATTAAATTTTGCCACATTAGGAAACATGATTTTAAGACATATATCGTATGTAAATAATTCATTAGGATCGATTTGGTAATGACTTTGAATTAAATCTAAACAACACAATAACCACACCCTATGTATTTTATCAAAATATCCACGACCATGTAAGGCTGCTTCTAAAAGCGCACTATTAAATCTATTCATCTGATCACGCATATTATTTGGATCACTTTCACACCATCTTGGTATTTCTTGTATAACAGCCTTGTCTAAACAACCAACTCTTTTGTTCAAATCTGGATGATGAAAATGTTTACGTTTTAAAAATGTAAATTCTGTATCTTTACCTTTACTACCAGTGGTTATTTGAAAACCTATATGCTTTAATATTTGACTAATATTATCACAATTAAACTCTTTCAAAGATGTATTTCCACCCACATCATCACCATAAAATTTATTTTTAACTTGTTTATGATAATTATATAATGACATGTACATAACAAAATAAGCCAATCTCATAATAAATTTGTTAGTACTATTATTTTGATGTGTCGTAACAGCAACTCCTGACTTATTTCCTTGTAATGATTCTAATATAACATCACCAACTATATGTAAAGCTTCCATATTTGTAGCAATTAATGTTTCACGTATTTTTGCATTCTCAGGACCATCATCATAAAATTTATTTGTTAGATCAGCCAAAAACATACCAATTTGATGTCCTGTACTAGCATCAAAATCTTTACTATCTAAATCAAAATCATAAGGTAATTTAAAATCTTTAAACATTAAATCCCATTCTTCACTAAGACAATTAACACCTATTGCTGATTCACCATCCAAAAAAGTCATAGACATATGCGCAATGAATGCACCAAAATATTTACGAATTGCTAAGTTTAAATCCATTGGTGCTACTTGAAATAATCGAGTTTTACCTTCTTCAACTTTTTCTATTGGTCTTGGTTCGTCTTTTAAAGTATCTACATAATAGGTTTCAGCTTTTATACCTTTACGAGCTAAACCTATACGTTCATCAAGCCTTTTCTTAACAAGATCACCCATATCATATTGGAATGTATTATCTATCTGTTTAAACCACTCTTTCTTACCACCTGTCTTACATTCTACACTATACGGAAAACCAGGAGAAGTAGACAAATCTATCTGTTTCAAACCAACACAACCATTAACTGTTTCGTAATCAGTTAACACTCTACGTAAACTATTACCCGTAGTGTAAGGTGAATGCCAAGTCTCTATACTAAGTGAACAATGTTGTAATATCTGATCATATATGGAATTGGGTACCATATTAGGCATCATTCTACCTAACTTTGCATATGCCTTAAACAATGGTGATATAACTTCTCCATTTTTAACAAATGGTCTCAACCTAGCTGGCGCACAAGTATTAGGACCTAACTCTTCAATAATTCTATCTATACACAAAGATGGTTTAATTTTAGATTTTCTACTAATTGTTAAATTAACTAACTTATTATTTATCTTACCAGTAGAACCTATAACATTAAAACCTTCATCTCTCATCTCGTTACCTAAAGTTGTTAATGTATTTGTATCAATTTGACCAAAAATGGGTAAAGTAGCAACAACTTCAGATGATTCCTTATCAAATGCCTCAATAGCGTCTAACACATCTTCTTGATAAATAGGAGCTGAATAGCCAATATTAAGATGGGTAATACCTGCTATGTGCATACCTGCCAATACTCTACTATTTAACTTAGGGTTGACAAACATCAATATTGCGCCACAATCACCACCAATTGTTTTACTATTATAATATTTATAAGCAAGTGGTGACTTGACAATTTGACCCTTCAATAAACCATGGGTTTTACTATTATTATCATCTACAATATAATCTATTGCAATTAAACTAACACCATCAACAGAAGACGCTGTTATATTACCCAAACTAGTATGCGATCTTCTTCCATATATATATGCTTCATGTGAATCAACATCATCTTCAGCACTAAGGAAAAAATGTACTATTGATCGTTTTGAACACAATCTCTTAATTCGTATAAATATAATATCAATTAAATAATCTTGTTGTGGAATGTAAACTGAAATATTTTCAAAAGGTACATTTATTGTAGTATTATTAATCCAAACTATTTGTAACATTACATTTTTACCAAATGTTTGTTTAGCAAAATTCCAAAAATGTCGAGGTAAGACAAATGTTGAACCACCTACACATAAACCATGCATATATAAATTCTCATCAATTATTTCCTCTCCACTTACTGTAACTAAACGAAATGTAACAATATTTTGACGAACTACTTCTTCTATGTTACGATTAGTAACATCATAATGCGCACTAGCAACATTATCATCTTTATTCACTAATTTTCTTCTAATCCGAACTTTTTTAGCCTTACGATTCCCTTCATCAGTTTGAGCATAGGGTACTTCCTCTTCGATAACACTAGATTTATCAATCTGACGTTCTCCAACAATAATATCATTAGTATTACTATTTCTAAATTTAGTTATAACTGACAAAAAACCACTAATACCTCGTATGGCTAAACTTGTTAAAACAAATGTAGTACCTAATGTTATTAGAGCTTGTATACATGGATGATAACGCCACATAAAATTATATTGTGGAGAAAATGGAACCAGTGATTGGCACGTATACTTAACATCACGATACAAAGATGCGCCTATATTAAACATTTGTTCAATACCAGATTGTAAAACTGTTAGAACATTCTTAAACCCTCTTATAAATAATTGTATGGTAGGATTTAAATTAGATGTTGGAACATTAACGATATTATCGTACATTAATTCTATAAAAAGATGAGTTATAATTTGATCTGGTTTATTATGGAATATTTGACATAAATCATTGTGTCTTTTAGCTAATAAATCACGTATTGCGTTCGCCATATCAGTATTGTTAATTAATAATGGATGTAAACGTAAAGCTTGATCCCATGTTTCAAAACAATCACATTGTGCATCAAAAAAAGGATTATCTGGTGGTTGTATAGAATTTACATTATTAGTATACATATTTTTAACCCTATCAATCATGAGAGCATTTATATAACCATTATCACGTAAGTTAGCAAAATAAGAAATTTTACTTTTAACCCAACGAAACAATCCACCATTAATAACATCGGTTTTACTATTTTCCAGAGCATCTATTGCTACTTTATCTACTTGTTGTCCAAAGGGTTCTCTAAATTCATATGGTAAAGTATTAATTAATGGTTGCAGATCTAATAATTGCGTTGCAACTTTTTGTCCTTCAACTGTATTATTATTTAACATCTGAGCATGTGGAATATAAATAAAATCATGATAGTCATGCATTAAAGGTACTTGTGGTGTATCATCTTCAAAAGCAAATGTTGATGTATATGTAACATAGGAATGTCCTCTTTGAATCATCATTAACCAAGGACTAGCTGAGAAATACTTAACCATATCATCTATATAACTATTAACAAATTCTATAGACAAATATCTGGGCTTTGCCACTCTCATACCGTGATGTATACTAGGGAAAAATTCACTAACTTCATGTTGTAAATCAACTTTAATTCTACCTCTCTTAAGACATACACAATTACCACTAACATAACAATTAGGGCAATAATAATCTTCATACCAACTATTAAACATCTGTGCTTTAATTATATTAACATTATTAGAATTAACTACATTAAATGGAATTGGTTGAGACATTGTGGTATGAATTTGAACATGTTGGCCAGAATTACTAATAAATTTTATATTCTTCTTTTTAAATTCTTTAGCTTTTTGAATATTATTAAAACTACGTTGTAAAGAAGCATTCAATTTTTCATGCATAGAATTTTGACTTGCATAGTGTTTTTCTGCTTCATCAAGTATATAAGTAATAGCATCATCGTATTTAAGGCTTTGGATAACATTGCCACTAACGGGATGGGTAAATTTAATATCATACAAATCTGCGGGAATAAAATCTACATATCTACTGACAGGACATTGTTGAGAGACTTGTGCATTAACGTAATCAAAATCAATATTATTATTTTTATCTAAATACTTCTTATTAGGGACAGGTTCTATTACTATATTACGTCGTCGATAAATATGAGCACCATTTGACCAACATTTATTAGCTAAAAATTGTTGACCAATAATGTCCTTTTGCGCATTAGATATAACAATGTCGGAAACACAAAAATATTTACCTTTAGATTCAACATCAGCCATATTAAGTTCATAAGGAGCTTCATCAACTATATTAGTTAATTCCATGATAGCTTCATGCATAGCTTCTTCATTTGCATAATTTTGAAATAGATCTTGATACTGTATAATAGGTTGTTTATTATATTTATTAAAATATTTTGCTCCACAAGTTCGAAAGTATGAGTAATTATGTGGATCATCATATACATCAACTAGACCTAACCGTGCAGCCAAACAACTAGCAATTGTGGGTTGTATTACCGATGATTTTGCTATATTCGTTCGACCATGTATATATATCCAAAAAGGTTTTTTCCGAAATCCTTCAAAACCATTTCGTATATGTGGTGGTATATCATTTGTTACTTTCTGCAATTGTACAATACACAATCTTAATAAAGGTAATATTTTCCAATCATAAAATGTAGGATTAGCCTCTAAACTCTCTTGATATATTTCTACTTCTAATTTACGTCCAGCATTTAAACATTCTATAACTCTTTTAGCACTATGCGTAGAAATAGTGCACTTCTCAAACTCATTATCTTGCGATAATTGTTCATATTCATTCAAAAATGTCTCAATCTTGGTTTCACCAGTGGGTACAAAGGTCCTAACAAAAGATGGTAAATAACCTTGCAGTTTAATAGCATGTTGAGTAATAAAATCTATTATATAAGTTATAACTTTTAAAATAAAGTCCCAAATAGTAGTTGAAGCGCGTATTAAATCAGATAAAATTGTAATTTTCTTAACATTAATTTTCATATTCTCAAAAGCATCTCTATCAATTCCTGTAAATAAAGAAGAAAATAAACCTTTAATTAGTTGGAAAAATGCACCGAATATACTAGTATCATTATCAATTTGTCCTCTTGGTTGATTAAAATAAGACTTTGCCGTCTCGACCGCTCGTATCAACTGCTGGGCTAGATAATTAAGTCCAGCACTCACCTGTGAAGGCAAGAGCAAAGTTAGTAATGCAATAATTTGAGATTTTGTCTTTTCTATTGTTGTTAATAAATAAGAAAAAGCTATAGTTTTTGCTGTAATCAAAGCTAAATTAGACCATTGAATTACATTGTTAATATATGTATATAAAGAATTAGCTAATTCATGGTACATATCCATGACATTATCAATTTTTTGAGATGTTTTCTGTATATTAGATGTTATACTTTCAAGATCTTGATTTGCAGTGCCTGAAACAAAGTATTTCATAGTATTAAACATTTGGGCGCGAGCAAATTTATTATCGCGGTCATTACGATCAAAATGTAAATCAGACATAACATTTAAAGCTTTAAATAAACGCATTAACTTTACCACGTCTTTATTAGTATTAAACATTTTCGTATCTTCCCATCGATCTTTCAAACCAGTTATTAAACGATTGACCTGTCTGTGTTGTTCACCACGTGAAACATTAGATATTTCTTTTAAAAACAGTGGTATATTAACCCATGTTTTATGTATTGAAGTTCTTTCTGTAACATTACTTAAAACGTAAGTTTGAATAGTATGCTGATAATTGTGTTTTCGAGCTAATTCAACATATGCCATTGCATTTTTATCATTAGGATCCACTATTATAGCTCCAGGATCTTGCGTTATTAACAATCCATATTCTTCTTCAATAGACCGCGTAAAATTTAATTTACGCCGAAAACCATCAAAATGATTTCGATTAACCTTAATGTGTTTTGATATAGAAGACATAATTCTATATAATAAACAAAAATATATTATTAAACGAATTAATTTGAAAAATTTAATGCGATTCAGTATGAATAAATTTTTAGTTGCGAGTTTGCGAGAAAGTTGAATTGTATTCGTATATGTGTGTGTGAGCTTTGGGGTGATAACTTCGGGGGTTGCCCAGGCTGCTATCCGCCTCCCTACGTTTTTATATAAAACAATGGCTAAAACTAGGTTAGAACATACATTAGGCTAAGCCTAATGTTTTCGTTAAAATTCTCAGCCCCCAAACATTTTAAAAAGATGAATGGCGTAATTATACATTTAAGAGCGTTAAACTTTAAGTTAAATTTTGGGTCTCACAATTTTGGGTAAGGTAAATTAATTTTATCTATAAGCAAAAGGGTATAATAACATTTTTAAAATATTTTTGTGTGAGATAAATTTTTGTAACCATTTGTATGTTCAACCAAGGCATTTTATCCCGGAAATAGTTAAGACAATAACATATTCCGGTACTTTACAGCATCTAAGTAATTCATTAATTGGGGAGGCGACATGGTTATGAGCCTAAATGCACGTCATGTGTTACCTTTCGGACTGGTCAGCAAATCATATTACGTTCACAGGATTGCTGTTAGTAATAACATGATTTTAACACCATGCATTTACTGAGTCTTTAGGAGCAAATCATTAGTTCTAAACTCCGATATTCCTCAGTGCATATTTCAAGCAAATCATTAGTTCTAAACTTGAAATAAGAACCTATAATTAATGACACACAGAACTTTAATATATCTATTAAAGATAGCACTATAAAGTAACCAAGTCACATTTTCTAAAACATAGACTTGGAATTTTAAAATAAAATAAATACAACAAATAAAATAAAACATAAAATAAAATAAGATAAATAAAATATAAATATAATATATACATTATGTTACATTTTATAATATATAATATATCGAAAAGAGCAAAATAATATGTACACACTATTCGTGATATACAC